ACCATCTAGATCATTAACCTCTGCATAGCGTTGACGTAATACCTTCATTGCAGCTCTCTTTTGATTCAGAGTCTTTGCAGTTTTAGGAGTGAATTCAACACCATCTAATTCAATCTTTGTTTTATCATCATCTAACATCTCGCCTTCCATCCAGGCTTGGTAGTTCTTACCAGCTGTTTGTGCTTTCGCAGCTGTATAAGCATACAAAGCCCAACCAGATAAATTAGCTACCTTTTGAGAGTCTTCAAAATCACCACCATTATCTATGATTTGTTTAGCTGTATGTTTAGCTAAGGAGTCAGACTCTTGTAGATATTCTTTATCTTTTTTGAATTGCTCTTTCTCTTCTTGAGGTATGGTGTCAACACCTTCATTCTCAAGCCTTTCTAAATCAGCTTCTATCCATGCAGCTTTACCTCTTTTAATCTCATCTTTAATCTTTCTCTTATCTCTTTCAATTAATGTTTCAGCTAGTGTTGATGAGAAAGAAGACAATGACTGTACAAGACGATCACTTTTTCTTTCTTCTGAGTTAACTATGTTTCGAGAGCGGTCTATTTTTATACCACTAACTCTATCCTCATTAGCAGAGAACTCGCTTAGTGCTTGTCTTAGTGATGCCATTGTTATACGTTATAAGTGTTCTGGATTGCAGATTTACTACCTCGTTTTATAGCTTGATCTTTTGTTTCTCTAGCTTGTTTTGGTTTAAGTGTTTGGAATGTATCGTAAGCTTGTAAAGCATCACCACCCAGACCAAATAAAGTTGAAGCCCAGCTTTCTTTTGTTTCGAGTTCTTCCTCAAATAGTTGAGGTGGTGTTCCTGGTATTGGTTGACCTAGTTGCTGCTTGATCTCTTCATTATGAGCTTTCTTATTTAATACATCTATTTTTAATCTACTTGCAAGAGCAGTTTTAGCGGCACTTCCTGAAAGCTTTGCACCTAGCTCTGCTACCTTTTGACCATGTTCTAATAGAGCTATTCTAGGGTTAATAGTAGAAGCTGAGCGTTTGCCAGCTTGACCAAGCGCACCTGCACTAAGCATCTTGGCGAAACTTGTTTGGATTTGATTGTTTGTATTAACTAAGTTATTCCATGTATCAAGTTGACCTTGAGCTATCTCTCCAAGAACATTATCTCTCTCTAACCTAATCTCAGCTCTTGAATTTAAGATATCATCTCTCCAAGAAATATTAGAGATTAAAAGCTTTCTATTATAAGCATGTACTTCCGCTTGATGTTCTTTTCTTTTAAGTGTATTCCTTCTATCAACATCTTTATCTCGTTCACTTTTACCAAAGATTTTTGAACCAGCATTAAAAAGAAATCCTAATCCTGCTGTTATACCTGCTGATGTGGTTGTGTAGTTTGCCATTGAATCTTACAGAATTCTATAAAGGGTAATTGTTTGGGACCAAATGGTACTTTTCTAAGAAATTTGAATCCCAAGAATCTAAGAAGTTTTAAGTGGGTACCGTTACGTTCATCTACAACATTCCAAAGAAACTTCTCTGGTCTACTATTAGTCATACGTAAGCTATCCCTAGCAAATTGTCGGGGATACTCTCTGACGGTATCTGTACATAGCATCCATATTTTCCCACCTTCCTGAACTCCGCCTATAGCGGCACTCTTGCCGTTAGGTGCTTTCCAGTATTGTGTATTTGGAGCTACTAAAGCAGACATAACAATGTCCATGACATTCTCTTGTCCGTATCCTTCAACGCATTCTCTACGATCTGCAAAGGATAAATTAGAGGCTACATCAATAGCAGCCTCATTAGTTATTGGGTGAAAGTTGTTAAGCACGTCTATAAAATCTATTGTTGTAATCTCCTTCCCAATTCATTGAATGAAGTGTGGCTGGAGTTGGTTGTGTTGATTTAAGTTGTACAGTTAAGTTTATATTTCTTTCGTACACTGGAATTGTATGAACATATTCACTAGCAATTGAAGTAGTATTTGATATCACGGAATCCCATTCAATAGATTCGTAGGTATCTGTATAATCTTGCCTACCTACACGTTTTAATGTAGTTGTTATTGTACCTACTTCCCCAAAATTAAAGTGTAAACGATGGACAATTAGAGAAGATCTAGTATCTGATCGTTGCTTGTCTCCAGATGTTTTCGTTGCGTAAATGGTAGGTAGTTCGACTAACCAATCCATTTGATAACCAAGTATAAGATTGGCTCCTGTCCAATTTCCATCTACTTCAAGGTTGGAACCATTGACAGTTACTTCTGCATACCTACCTAAATCAGCTCCTGAATTATTATTATATAAAGCTAATTGCTTACTGCTGTTGTTATACCCTGCTGGTTTAGGAAATACAGTTTTCTTCGTAGTTGAGTTATAAGTATTAGCAGCCAACGAAGATACAGTAGAGTGAGTATCTAAATGAATACGATAATCAGTAACTTCTGTAGTATCATCTTGCTTCTTAACATCAAAAGCTTCTAGAGTGTAGTTAGATCCATTCTTAAGAACAGCATAATAAACGTCATCTAAGATCTTATGATAGATAACATTACCAGGTAGTACCCATCTAAACCACGCTGATTGAAGTCTCTTCTCTCCACTGTTAAAGTATCTATATCCCCATACCTCACTATTATCATAACTACCAAATAGTATTACATTATTCTCTTTCGATACTGTAACATCATTAATCGTTATAGGTAACTTCTTAGAGACAATCTTACTTTGTTCTACTACACTTGGCTCGCCTTCTCTACGAACATTTGACATCTCATAGAATCTAGCATTCTTACCTGTACTATTGATAAAGCCTGACGTTGTTCCTAGTGAGAATGGAACAGTATCATGGTTAAAGTTATAGGAGCATAAGTAATTTATCTTTGCAGTTGAAGCTGAGAAAGCATCACTATCTGTAGTCAACATGAACTGTTGATTAGAGCTATGTATCAATAAACCACTATTCACCTCTATAGCATCGTATAAAGTTGTTGGATATGTTGAGCTTGATATCAGGTCTATAGGATCGTCTGAGCTGACTGACATAGCAGTCTTAGAGAAGAAGTTATAGAAGTCATTTGCTACTGATAGAATAACAAATTCATCAGATAAAACACATATTCTATTTCTAAAGAATAATAGTTTTTGTATCTTCTTACCTATAAATGATGGATCAGGGTTTGTATTCTCATCACCTACATGTCGATCTATCCAAGCAGGTTTCACTACTTCAAATACACCGTTGGAATATGATTGAGAACTACCACCATTAATTGCATACGTACCAGGAAGTACCCTACGTATCTGAACTGGCATTGTATCTGCATCAATAGTTATAGGAATACCAGGCTTAGGACATTCAACCCAAGTACCAGTACCAAACCTATCTGCAGTTACTGAAGAAGCAACATTATCAACTTGGAATTTTAAGTAGTAATCATCGTCATCATCAGAGCTATTTACAATCTTAACAACATAGTTATGTCTACATGATTTAGGAAGCTCACCTACATTATTAGCTTCAGAAGTGACAACATTTATCAATGTTGGTTCTGGAGTTGTAACGTTAAATGCTGAGGTATGTTTTATATGTAAACAGTTACCTACAACATTCACTGTCATACCACTAGGCTTAAGAGCATCTAGTGCGGTTTTCATATCACCTAAGATACCTGCAGCAGTTACAGACTCATCAGTAGAAGATGAGGTAGCAGCTGGTCTAACCATGCATGTGTTATTCGGACCCTGAGCACCTGTAAGTGTAGCCCTGGATGAAAGTGTTACGTGAGATTTAACTTTTAATTGACTAGAGAATCCATCTTCTTTTGAGATGGTAAATGTATCACCAGTTTGAAAATATTCTCCACCAAATTGAAGCTGTACAAATGACTGATAAGCATCGTCATATTGAGCACCACTGGAACTATCTCCAGGGTTACTAGGGTCTACTACAGGTTGACATCTAACATCGTATTCTACCCTCAAATTTTTTGTTCCAGTTCTTACGGTGTTAGCAGCTGGTGTTATAACAGCTCTACCCATTGCTTTACATTTACCATCACTAGGAGATGGAGCACCCCAATATCTACCATGAGAACTATGTTCATCTATCTCAATAGATGTAGCTCTTGTAGTAGATGTTACTGTTGTATTACTTGGATCGTATAAATCTAAAGCGTATTGCTTACCATAAGAAACTGTTGTTATTTCAATTATTGCTTCATGTACTTCAGCAGGTGATAAATCTGAAGTAGCAGTTTTCATTGCTACTTGCTTAGTTCTGTTAGTAAGGAATGTGCTTTGGTTTAAAGTTAATGGTTGAATATCTGTAGATTTAGTCCAACCAGTTAGATAGCTACAAAGGTTAGTACCAGGAACTGATGCATAATCTACTGGTATAACAGCACCATCTCTGGTTCTCCACATCTGAATTACACCATCAGTTTTTACACATCCTATGTATTGATCTTCTTCTGTTTCATAAACATGGAACCAACTTAAAGTACCACTGTTAGGTGTGATAGCTGATATTAATTTACCTCCAGGTCTCTTAACTAGACCATGAGTTATATCAGGTATAGCATTCTGTAAATCTGCTACTTGTCCAGGTTGCTTTAACTCGTCTGGCTGTTCTGATATACCTAATATATAGTTTGGGATTTGTTGAGATATTCCTGCCATTATCGTGCCAATCCTATGTAAGGTTTATAGGTGTTAAACGACGACTCATGTGGATAACCTAAGTAGTTATGATCACCTTGATTACATTCGTACTCCATACATGCAGCTCTAGCTGATTGCTCTTGTACCTGTATGAGCTGTACGAGTTGAGGGTTAGTTACTAACTGGGTAGCAGCTCTACCTGCAGCTTTGTATGTTATTAATCTTTTAAATATAGCTGGTAAATCTTCATAGCTAAATAGCCATACAATATCTACTCTGTATTCTTGACCTGCTGTAAAGACATCAGTGTGGTTAACCTTGTCATATAGACGGTTATTTCTTTTAACTACATCGTAGAATTTATCCTCTGTATCAGAGAAATCCATCCTAAGTGCATTACTATCAAATGTTAGATAGCCATTTGAATCAGCTGTTTTATGATAATGATTCTCGGTGTTGAATGACCAACCTTCATTCTGTATATCTATATTAGATTCCTTTAATAAGTTATGTACGAAAGCTATCTCTGGGTTATCGTAGGTAGATATTGAGTTACTGTTTACTGTGTAAGTACCAAGCGTTGTTACTGGGGATTGTCCAATCGCTCCCAGTATTGTATTTACTGCGGATAGTTCTGTATCGGTATCTGTTGTATTGGGAGCTGTCATAAGAAATATGAATAAAAAAAAGGAGGTCCGAAGACCCCCTTATATGAACAAAAAATATATTACCAGCTATGTGTGTTAGAGCCAGATGTAGCAGGAGCTGCACCAGCAACAAGTTCTACACAAGCAGCAGGGTTTAGGTAGTCAGCACCCATAGCCAAACGGCCAAGGATAACGTCACCTTGATAAACCACTGATACGTCGCCAGAAGTTACTTGAACCTGTGGTCCGATAGCTTCAACTACAGCTGCACCTTCCTTCTGGAATATAACTCCACAAGAATGTGCGAATCTTTCATCAGTACCGTAGTTGTTACGTGAACCATAGTTGGTTCCAGTTACAGCTTCGTCGTCGAGCATATCTTCGCCAACGAATGTACCTAAGTTTCCAGGTGAAGTTTCACCTACGTCACCAGCACCAGCTGTTCCACCAAGCTGTGTACCGTATTTTCCGAAGAATGGTACGTTCATTGACTTGTAGATCTTGATGCCTGCAATTTCAATGATACCGTTACCAGACTGTAAAGCAGTACCTTGTACGTCACGGTTGATTAGACCGTTAGATGATACGTTCTGGATAAGAGCGTAGTACTGTCTTGGGTTAAGAACAGCTACTCTACCTGCACCACTAACACCCTTTTCATCTAGGGCAGCAGCAGCATCATAGAAAGCATCTACTAGCTTATCTGAGTCGTATGCGTTGTTAGCTTGAGCTGTAGTACCAACACGGATCTGAGACCCACCTGGTTCTACGAAACCTGTTGCTGAAACTGGAGAAGCTGCACGAGCACCACGAACGATTGATCTGAAGATCTTACGGTCATATGTTTGTGCTAAAGCGTAACCAATTTTTCTTGAGATTTCTCCTCTCAATTCGTAATGAGCCAGGGTCTCGTCCAATTCATAGACGAAAGCTGAACTGATTAATAGGTCATCACATGTAACTGTCTTCTCAGCTACTGGAGGTGCATTGTCACTGTTACCTAGTATTGATTGACCTGGAATGTGGTACTCAGCCTTCGTTCTACCTGTGTAGATGAACTGCAGAGACTTACCATTCTTAAGGGTTCTCTTAGTAACTAGATCACGTGCAATAGCCTCATGCTGGAAGCCTTTGAAAAGCTCACCAGAAAAGATCTTCAAATATAGATCTCTGTTGTTTGACGCATTACCAGTAGCGTTCGCTCTACCTTGAAAGGTTACGGGCGCGGTACTGTGCGTACTTTGTTGTGCCATTGTTATGTTTTAATTTTCTTAAGGGTATAAATCTTCGTTGTCGACAAATTAAAATTCAAGTTTTGTGGTCTTTCCCACCGTCTAGACGGCTAATGGGTATCCGCGTACGGGCCAAAAGCCAAATTACAGAGAGGTCCGACACTGAGGTGCCTCTCTGCTATGGAAGTTCACATGAAGAATTTCCACGTGTAAAAAAAAGGCTAGAGCTAAAAAGACTACTAGCCATAATTCGTTAATCTGATTTCTCTTCTTCATCAACACCTGGAGGTTGATACTCTGCTGGTAGTGTGTCTACCTTATCTTTCTTCTCAGGCTCTGGACTTAACCAAGTTACTGAAGCTGGAGAGTGGGAGCTTTGTTGAGACATTACTCCTCTTCTTTCTTCTCTTCCTTCTTCTCTTCTACAGGAGCTTCGTATCTCCTAGCAGGTCTTTTATCTGTATTGTTATTAGGCATTAGAAAGAATACTTAGCTCCTAGTTTTGTACCGTAGGTGTTATCAGCGTCTTCCACTTGTGCGAAAGATACTTCACCATAGAAGCCAAGTTTATCTGTAGCAGAGATATTACCACCAAGCTTGCCAGAGAAATTAGACTCTGAATCAACGCCATCAGCAGCATTAATTGTTTTACCACCTTGTACGTAGTAAGCCAAATCGCCGACA